AACGTGTTCCATCGCCGGCGCGAAAACGGGGCCGAATGGGCGCCGGGCGCCACGCTCGCCACCGATCGGGCCAATGTATTCGTGATGGACTGGCGCGACCATCCGGCCAAGGATGCCGCCTGGTATGCCGGGCGGCGGGCCAAGGCGGCGGCGGACGGGCTGCTCCACGTCTTCGCGCAGGAAGTCGATCGCAATTACACCGCCGCGGTCGAGGGGATCATCATTCCCGGAGACTGGGTGGCGAGCGCGATCGATGCGCATGTCGCACTCGGGTTCGACGACGAAGGCGCGTGGCGCGCGGCGCTTGATCCGGCTGATGAAGGCGGCGACCGGCATGCGCTGGCTATTGCCAAGGGATCGATCGTCCATTCCGTTGACGATTGGGGCGAAGGCGATGTCGGCAAGGCGACGCGGCTGGCGGTCGACCGGCTGCGCGGACGAACGGTCGCGCTGCAATATGACAGTATCGGCGTCGGCGCGGGGGTAAAGGCGGAAGCCAACCGGCTGCGCGACGAGGTGGACGCGGAGGGGCGCGCGCTGCTGCCTGCCGGGATCACGTTTCGGCCGTGGAATGCTGGGGCCGCGCCGCTCCGGCCGCGCGAGCATGTCGTGCCGGGGGATTGCGAGACGCCGGTCAATGGCGATTTCTATGCGAACCTCAAGGCGCAGGCCTGGTGGCAATTGCGGCTGCGCTTCGAGCGCACGCACAAAGCGGTGACGGCGGGCGAGGTCTACGACCCCGCCGACCTGATCAGCTTGCCGAGCGATATGCCGGGGCTGGCGTCGCTGCGGAAGGAATTGAGTCAAGCGACGCGCGCGGTGAATGGCGCGTTGAAGCTGGTGGTGGACAAGAAACCCGAGGGCACGCGGTCGCCCAACAAGGCCGACGCGCTGGTGATGGCGTTCTGGCCGGCGGAGGAGACGGTGGCGTCCGCGGGATTCCTAGATTTAGTACGGACGGCAAACGCTACGGTGAATACCGGCATCGGCACGTAACCCGTTGTCGCCAATCGACCCGGCCTTTAAGCTGGAATTCCGCATGCCATCAGACACCCTTCCACTTCACGTAGCCTTCAGCCCCTCTTTTGCGGGGTCGTTGCGGGTGGCGCTCAAGGCAGCGGGTCGCGAGGACCGCGTTGTCTGTACGTTTGACGATCTGGCATTGGGTCCGATTGCCTCCGACAATGCCAACGAACGCGCGGCGTGGGTCGATACAGAACTGGGTCTCGAAGATTGGCAGGAGGTGATCGACCGCGGTGATGACGTGCTGACCGCGTCACGATCCGCAGTCGGTGAAGTCATCGCCTGGTATTCGCCGAACGTCGCGCAGATCGTCGCGGGTTTCCTGTGGTGGCTGTCGCAGATCGGTGACCGGCCTTGCTCGATCGTCCGGGCGAACAGTCTACCGCTGCTTCAAGACCCCAAGGTTGCGGCGCTATTTGGACGGGAGCTTCCGTTATCGGACGGGGATCGCGCTGCTTATCGCGCTCGCTGGGAACAATTGCGGAATGAGAATGCGCCGCTGAGGATCGTCGAAGGCGACGACCTGGTGTCCGCGCCGATCGATCATTTCGACGCCGCGTTGATGGCGAACGTCAGTGGCGAATGGCAGAAGATGGCGAGGATCGTCGGCACGACATTGATGGATCAGTCCGAGACGAGTGTCTATCAGACCAGCGACCTGTTGCTGCGGGCCCGTTTGGTCGCGCTGGCCGAGCGCGGCGACCTCGATTGGCGCGGCGAATTGTGGTGGATGCAGAAATGCGAGCTGCGACTGCCTAATTCGAGAGCTCTCTGAGCTTATCTCCGGCGCGTTCGGAACGCAGCCTTTTTGATGCGGAAGATCGGACCGTCGCGGCGGCCATGCCGCGACGCTCTGCCTTTCCATTCCTTACCAGCTGAAAACCGGCGCCGTACGCGCCCAGAGGAGAATCAGATGCCCAAGGGCGGCACGCAGGCGAACATTACCTATAGCTGGGGCAACAGCAGCAACGAGAATGCCTGGGGGCCGTTTTCTCCCGGCTTCCCGCTCACGCCTGTTGTCCAGCAGCCAGTGCGCGGGTTTGATTTCAAGCCCAATATCAACGCGACGTTACAGCCGCGCGCCTATGAACAGACCGGATTCCCGGCGCTGCGGGCGTTCGCCAATGTCGAGCTGGTGCGGCTGGCGATCGAGACGCGCAAGGATCAGGTCGAGCGGCTCGAGTGGCAGATCAAACCGGTCGATGGCGCCGCCAAGCTTGCCGACGATCCGCGCATCGTCGAGCTGACGCGGTTCTGGCGCAAGCCTGATGGCGTCACGCCGTTCGCGACCTTCATGCGATCGAGCCTGGAAGATCTGCTGACACTCGACGCGCCCGCGTTCGAGAAACGGCGCAATCGCGGCGGCAAGCTGATCGCGCTGGAGATCGTGCCCGGCGATACGATCCACCCGATGGTCGACGATACCGGGCGGCGGCCGCGCGGACCGACCGACATCGCCTATCAGCAAGTGATCAAGGGCGTGGTGTGGGCGAACCTAACCAATGCCGACCTGCTCTACGCGCCGCGAAACGTGCGGCCGCATCACCTCTATGGCTTTGGGCCGGTCGAGCAGATCATCGTCACGATCAACACCATCCTGCGGCGCCAGGCGGCGCAATTGAGCTACTTCACCGAGGGCAATGTGCCGGCGGGATTGCTCAATGCGCCCGAGGGATGGGACGCGGCGAAGATCCAGGAATTGCAGCAATGGTTCGATGACCGGATCGCCGGCAATGCCGCCGAGCAGAACAAGCTGATCTGGGGGCCGCACGGATCGCAATTCACAGCGTTCAAGGCTGCGCCGATCAAAGACGAGTTCGACGAATGGCTGGCGCGGATCGTTGCTTTCGCCTTTTCGCTGCCCCCAACCCCGTTCGTGCGCCAGATGAACCGCTCGACCGCGATGGAGGACCAGGAGCGCTCGCTCGAGGAAGGCCTCGAGCCGTTGCAGCTATGGATGAAGCGCTGGATCGACGACGTGATCCAGATCGAGTTCGGCTATGCCGACCTGGAATTCGCCTTCGTCAAGGCGACCAGCATCGACCCGCAGGTGCAATCGGAGATCGACGACCGCGACTTGCGCAATGGGTCGAAGGCGATCGACGAGGTGCGGCATGCGCGGGGGGATGACCCGTTGCCGGACGGGCTGGGCGCGAAGCCGATGCTGTATACAAGCGCAGGGGCGGTGTTGCTGGAGGATGTGGCGGCGGGGGTGATGGCGGAACCAACGGAAGGCTGAACCGCACGCGTGGTGACGCGGACTCCGTTAGCCGCGCCTGCCGCGGAAGATCGTCCAGCCGGCGAAGACGAACGACGCCAGCGCACCGAGCATCAGGACAAGCGCGGCAATATGATATTTCGCACGTTCGGGTGAGATCCCATTCGCCCCAAACGGCGCGGCATCGCCCTGGGCCTCCAGCGAGCGACCGACGAAATAGAGACCCGTGGCAACCGCCAGGAAGATGAGCGGCTTGAATTTCATGTCTTGCCCCCGTGCCGACGTTCCGACCGCCCCCGCGATCCGGCCAAAGCGAGACTAACGCGACTGTGCGCGGAAGCAAACGAGTGCCGTATCGAGACGCCCTCACATCCCGAAAGGACAGCCATCGCATGACGCGGTTTCGCCAGTTCGGCGCGATTACCAAGGTCGAGGATCAGGAAGACGGCACGATCAAGGTCTGGGGCGTCGCCTCGTCCGAGGCGCGCGACCAGCAGGGCGAGACGATCACCGCCGCGGCGATGAAGGCGGCCTTGCCCGATTACGGCCGCTTCCCGGCGCTGCGCGAGATGCATGAGCCGAGTGCCGCCGGGCGCGTGGTCGAGGCCGATGTCGATGACCATGGCATCACCCAGATCTGCGCGCATGTCGTCGATCCGCTGGCGATCACCAAGGTGCGTGCGGGTGTCTATGCCGGCTTTTCGATCGGCGGGAAGGTGCTGAAGCGCGACACCGCAGACCGCAGCGTGATCACCGCGCTGAAGCTGGTCGAGATCAGCCTGGTCGACAGCCCCTGCAACCCAGACGCTGTCATCAACATGTGGAAGGCCGATATGCAATATGTTCCGAGTGGCGACGAGGTGGTCGCGAAAGCCCGCGAACTGGCCGAGGATGCGGGATCGCGGCGGTACAAGGACTTCCTGTTCAAGGCGCGCGAACGGCTGATCGCCGCGGCGCTGGCGAGCGACCTGGGCGATGATGATGACGACGACGACCAGGACGAGGATCGCCGACCAGATGCGGAAGCCGCCCACGCCGAGGACGCCGACGATGCTCCCTCGGCGGATCCGGATGGCGGTAAACCGGACGACCAGGACAAGCAGTTGCCTGCCAAGCCCGGAGAGAAGCCGGCGGCTGGCGAACAGACCGCCGCCCAGCCGCACCCGAAGGCTAAACCGAAATCGGCCGATCCGAACGCAGACGCCGATACGGATAACTCCGACGCGGCGCCCGATGGCGACGCGACGAACGATGCAGACGACGCCCCGCCGCCCAGGCCAAAGACCAAACCGGCGCCGGATGGCAGAGATAAGGTGAAGCGTGTCGCGGCCGGTGGCGACGCCGGCAACGATGATCCCGGGGCCGCCAAAGCTGATACCGATCGCATCCAGGCGGCGCACGATCACCTCGTCGCGCTGGGCGCACAATGCTCCAAGGAAAATTGCGGCGACGCGGACCAGCCGTCCGCGGATGCTGCCGGACGCCCTCGCCCGCAGGCTGCGCCGCCCGTTCCCGATCCCGAGGAGGACACCGAGAAGCTGCGGCACGGCGACGCGCTGGGCGACGTCATGATGGCCGACCTCGCCAAACGCTTCGGCGATACGATCACGATGCTGAACGTCACGATCGGCGATCTGACCAAGCGTCTGGAGCGGGTCGAGGCGGAACCCGCCGCACCCCGGACCGCAGTCGGGCCGCTGCGCGCGGTGAGCAAAGCCGAGGACGCCTCGCCCAATTCCGCCAACGGCGCGTCGGCGATCAGTGCCGACGACCTCCAGAAAGTGATCGACACCCTGCCCGAGCAAGAGCGCGGCCAGTTCCTGCTGCGCATCGCCTTGTCTAACCCGACTTTGGTT